CTACATTCGAACCATCGTGCGGGCCACCCGGCGGGAAACTCGGGGGAACGTCGACCGCCGGGTGACCCTGTCATCGGGAACGCGCGACTTCGCGCTGCAGGTCGACGAACGTGCAGCCGTGCAGGGAGCGCACGAGTTGCCCCGCGAGCATCCAGCGCGCGGCCGTCGTGCCGTACGCAGCAACGTCCTTAACGCCGGTCCGCACCGGATACCCGAACGCTGAGGGCGACCAGACGCGCCCGTACACCCCGCACACCTCGCTCTCGCGGACGCGCACGGCGACGCTGCTGCCGGCGAGGTGATGGCATTGCTCGACGGCCTTGCCTGCGCACGGCAGACAGACCGGGGGGTGCGTCGTGAGTAGATCGTTCGGCCAACCCTTGTAAGCGTCCCGGTCGTCTTCGAGCAGCCACAGCATGCCGTCAGGGTTGCGGTCGGCCGACATGCCGCACACCTGACACAGGCTGTGTTCCATCGCTACGCGCTGCCGCATCGGGTGCACGTTGGCGTACTCCGGGCGCCCGGTGCCCTGCGCCAGGGCGCGGCCATGCCATAGCACGCCGTATTGGTCGCGGTCCTCGGCCGTCTCGTCGGCGAACGCGATCCCGCCTCGCGCCGAGTAGATCATTTTTCGCGTGTGAGGCTGCTCGCCGCTCCACGGCGCGATGAACGGCACGACGTCGGGCCGGGCCGGCGCCGCCTTCACGAGGCACGCCCCAGACCGCGCCCCAGGTGGGCGAGGGCGAGGTACAGGCGACCGCCTGCACGGGCGTTCGCCCGGTACTCGTCGACCTCGGCCACCGACGCGACTTGCGACAGCTCGTCGAGCCCGACCACGAGCAGAGCGCCGCCGCACTCTTTGAGTCCACGCACCCATCTGGGGTGCGGCACTTTGAGCGCGTAGCCGGTCTCCAGGAACCACAGCAGAGCCACGCCGCCGCTGATCGTCAGTCGCACGCCGACGTCGGGCACCGACTCGCCGGCCCGGACGGCGCCGAGCGACTGCACCACCTGTCGCATGCTGGCCTCGATGGCGGCCGGGTCGGCCTCGTCGAACTGCGGCGCCGAGTAGGTGAGCATCAGGCAGGGGATCGGCTCGCCCGCGTCTGTGTGGTCGAGCCACGTGCGCACGTTGACCGACATGAGCGTCGCGAGGGGCACAGCCCCGGAGACCATGGTCTCGGCGGTCATCGGTTGCCGTCCATGGCCATGCTCGCGCTGGCGGCCGCGTACGCCTCGTACAGCGCCGTGCCGTCCGTGAGCGTCGTGCCCGGAGGGACGATCCACGAGCGGGCGATCAGCGTGTGCGGGGCGACGACGGCGGGTGGTGGTACGTGCAGCCTGTCGCCCTTGGCGACGACCCTCGCGCCCTCCTGGTCCCAATCCTCGACCGAACCGACCGGCACGAACACGTCGACATGGTCGGCGTTATGCAGGACGGGCCCGATCTTGGCGCCCGCATTGCGTAGGGCTTGCACGGTGCGCCACCCGTGCGGCCGGTCCATGCGGACGACGTCCCATCCCTTGCCTACGGGCAGCGCGGCGAGCCCTCCCTCGGCCCATCGCGTGAGGGTCTGCGTCACGCTCGCGCCGCTGTCCCTGATCCAGTCGAGATTGTGATCTTCGTGAGCACTCATCATGCCCCCACGTGGTTCAGGGCGGCGAGCATGTGCCGACCTACGTCGCCGCCATGCAGCAACGGGAGTCGTACGCCGGTCTGTTCCTGCCAAGGCGGCGGGTCCCAGCGGGTCCCGTGCGTCGGTGGCAGAGCGACCCACTGCTGCGCGGATGTTCGCAACGTGACTGCCGCCGGCGGTTGCTCGCCGAGCGCGTAGCGGCCAGTGGACGGCAGTACGAGCAACGCGCAGTACGCACCGCAGTCGATGAACGGTACGGGGCTCACTCGGTCGAGCGGGACCATGGTTGCCAGTCCCAGCCAGCGCGGCATAACGAGGGCGTCGAACGCGGCGCACGCGGCGATGATTCCGGCACCGGGCGCGGTGTCGAGGGTCGCCTCGATGTCGTCGGCGGGGATGGGTGTGAAGGGTCCGGGCAGTGGGTGAGCACCGGGTGTGGGGCACTCGATGTTCTCGCACGTACAGCCGGCCCGAGGCCGGTAGCGGTGCCCTAACGCGATCGGCCAGTTGAAGGCGCGCAGGTAGATGCGCGCAGCGTCGACCGGGCGTCGGGCGTCGATGGCTTCCATCTGACTTCCCTCGTGTGATCTCTCGCTTACGGAGCGTGGCTCTTGAGCGTGCACCGTGTGAGCGACCGCGCCCCCTAGATTTCCTAGGGGGTGCTTTCGAGGGGGAGTTGAGCACCGATCAGTGGACGAGTTCCATGTTCCTGATCAGGGACGACAGTGCTGCAGCTTGAGATGGAACGCCGACCCTCGCGAGGTTCGAGACCAACGCGCGGGCCATCGGGTCCGCGTGGACGTAGTACGGGGCATCGCTTGCTGCCTGACGCAGCGTCGCCACGGCGGCCGGACGGCGACCCATCCGTTCGTAGGCCCGTGCCTTGTCGATCTTGTAGTGCGTCTGGCGTTCCTTGCTGGGCACTTCGTCGACCTTCACGCCCTTGACCTTGTTCAGTCCGGTGTCGGGCTGGTCGACCTCGACACCTGCCTCGGCGGCGTGCACGGCGACAGTTCCGCGGCCGAACACAGTGTGGTTGTCGAGGTCGTAGAACCCTGTTCCGAGCCGGTCGGCATCTTCCAAAGCGGCGTTGATGCGCGACCACGCGTCGACGCCCTGACCACCTCGGGCGTGCGCGATTGCCGCCCGCAGGTGCAGCGCTCCCCGCAGCGACAGGGCCTCGTGCTGCGGGTTGCCCATCGACGCGAGCGGTTCGAGATCGCGCAGCGCTGCCTCGGCGACAGCCACGGCTTCAGGTAGGGAGGCCTGATGCAGTAGTGCGCCGCACCGGTCCCATGCGACAGCGGCTTTGACGAGGGGGTCGTCGAGTTCGGTTGCGGCGCCGGCCCCGACCTCGGCGGCGACCCACGCAAGATCGGGGTACCCGAGTTGGTTGAGGCACATGCGGGCGGTCCGGGCTGCGTCCACCATGAGGCGCAGCGCGTCGTCGCGGCCGCTGTCCTGCAGAAGGGCTGTGTTGAGATCCTCGATCATTCCCGGCAGCAGCGTTGCGACGGCGGGGAGATCGGCTGCCTGCCGCGCCGCGTTCGCCTTCCGCGAGCGCTTGTGCAAGTCGGCCAGATCCACCGGGGCGCCCGTCGGAGCGAGCCCAGGGTGCCCAGAGAGGATGAGTCCGGTACGTCGGAGCCCGGTGCGCATGGCTGGAATGTGGGCGTGCGCGAGGTTCCCGCCGCTGCGCTGCAGCCTGTACGGCTGCCCGAGCAGCCATACGACGTCGACGTCGCACAGATCTGCGATTGCAGTGATCAGCGAGTAGCGGTCGAGCGGCATCCTGCCCGCCTCGACGTTCGCGAGCCACGACTCGGTGTGAGCGAGGAGCCCAGCCATCTCGGCTTGCGTTAGGCCCGCTGCCTGCCGGGCAATCTTCACGCGGGTCCCGATGTGCTCGTCGGTGCTGAGAGGCATACTGGTACTCCGTTCTCTGGTCGCACTCAGAACGGTACGCCGAATGCGCCCCCCGCGGCTGAAGTTGCGGGGGGCGCAGTCACGTTGAGGAACGACAGAGGCGCCCCTGCCCGGCCGTGAGGCCAGACAGGGGCGCAGTGCTGTCACGCGATGCGGCGGCGCTCGGCGGGCAGCCCGAGCAGCAACTGTGACGAGGTCGGACTCGGCGACGGATCGCTCGGCTGCGGTGCGCCGTCGCGCCTGCAGACGAGCGCGTCGGGATCCCATGACGGCGCCTGCAGGGTGTACCCGTCGGGGCAGGTCTGCCCGTCGCGGCCGTCCGTTCCGTTCTTTCCGTCCGTGCCGTCCGTGCCGTCGTTGCCCGGCGGGCCGGCGGGTCCCGCAGGGCCGACCGGTCCGGTCGCTCCGGGCGGGCCGGTCACCGTGGCGCCGGGCTCACCCTGCGCGCCGGACTGTCCGGGCGACGGCGTGATGGTGGGTGCTGGCTTGCCGGGCTCGCCCTGCGGCCCGCGGGGTCCCGCTGGACCGGGGATCGGTACGGGCACCTCGGCCCGAGCGGGCAGATCGTCGACAGCCCGTGCCGGATCCGGCGCGGCCGGCGTCTTGCCGTCGGCCTTGATCTGCGCCCGCAGCACTCGCACGTCGCCTGCGAGCGTCGAGACGGCGTCGCCCCGCAGGTTCGCCTCGGCGGCGAGCGCGTCGGCACGGTTCGCCTCGGCATCGATCCGCAGCCACACCAGGATGACGGCGCCCGACAGTACGAGCAGCACGGCGGCGACCGCGAGCGACCGCCACCGCTGCGCGAGGATCGGCTGAGCATGACGGCGCTTCACGTGGGTTGCCCTCCAAGCTCGACGATCCGTTCGCGCAGCAGCGTGTTCTCGGTCGTGAGTGTCGTGATCTGCCCCTGCAGCGCTGCCTTGTTGGCGCGCTCACTGGCGAGTTCCGCGTACGCCGCGGCCAACTTCAGTTCGTTCTCGGCGAGTTGTCGGCCGAGCTTGTCGCGCTCTTCCTGCAGGTTGTCGACGAGCGTCGAGTACCCGCCGAGCACGGCGCCGGACTGCGAGGCGCGGTTCGCGCCCCGCTGCCCGACGATGGCGGCCGCGGCCGCTGCGAGCCCGACGACGATGGTTCCGACGGCGCCGAGCGTCGCAGCGTCCACGCGCTTCCTCCGGTTGTGCAGTGGGGTGTGTCCACAGCCGTTAGGCCGGTGTCACCCGCTGGTCGAGTCGCCGCCGAGGTATCGCGCGCCGTCGACCGGTTCGAGCGCCTCGAACTTGGGGTAGGCCGGCGGCCGCGCCCACCCGAGGAACAGCCCGGCGAGGTTCTGCAGGAAGGTTCCCGGCAGCCGCTCGCCGACCACTTCGAGCAGCCTGAACACGAGGTAGTACCCGAGCGCGATCGCGACCGTCACGGCGCCGACGACGGTCGCCGAGTCGATCTCGACGCCCGCGCGCACGGCGAGGGTGAGCAGCCAACCGGCGACGAGCGGAACGCCCGTGCGCATGGCGGAGACAAACAGACCGGTCGTCATGAGCCGGCCCCCTTTCGATGGTGGGTGAGCCCGGCCGCCCGGCGGCGGCCGGGCAACGGTCAGGCGACGACGTCGAACCCGTGCTTCTGCCCGAGCCGCTTGAGCGTCGTCATGCCGGGCGTGCCGTCGGCGTCGCCGCCCGGCTGCGTCCCGTGGAACCCGCACCGCTGCTGCCACAGGCTGTAGCCGCTGCGGGTGGCCGTTCCGGCGTGCCCGTCGGCGTACTGCTTCGCGAGCAGCTTCTCGGCGACGAGCGCGTTCTCGACGTAGATCGCCGGCTCGTACGAGACCGGCGTGCCCTTCTTCGGGGCGTCCTTCTTGAACGCCGCGATCAGTTTCGAGAGAGACACGACCGGCCGCTTCGAGCCCGAACTGCCGCTCGTGCTGGTCGACTTCGGCGGCGTCTTGTACTTCGGGCGGCCGAACCCGGCGATGTCGTGCACGACCCTCGCGCGCCTCGCGCACACGTTCGCGGTGTTGCCCTCGATCGTGAACACGTACTGATAGTCGGCCGAGACGCCCGTGACGATCCCGACGTGATCGATCTTGCCGATCTCGCTCGACCCGTCCCAGTCGAAAAAGATGATGTCTCCGCGACGGATCCCGCTCGCCTTGATCCCGTTGGTCATGGCGTGCCAGGCGCCCGCCTCCTTGAAGCGCTGCGCGTGCGCCACGGTGTACGCCATGTCGGTGCCGAAGCACACCGCCTCGTGCTCGCCCGAGTCGACGGCGGCGCGGGTGATCGTGGCGTCGCACCACGCGAAGTTCCCGGAGTACGCCGCGCCGTTCCGGGCCCGGTACCACGTCTGAATCTCGTTCGGCTCGCCGGTCCCTATCCAGCGCTCCACCTGCGCGATCATCGTGTCGACGCTCATGCGGACTCGCCCCCCTTCGAGGTGTCCGCGGCCAGGGCGTCGCCCTCGTCGGCGGTCGCTTCGGGCTCGTCGTCCTGGTCGACGGCGATCTCGGGCCCTCTGTAGAACCCGGCCATGTCCGGGGCGCCGTACACCTCGGCGAGCAGCCGCTGCTCGCCGTCGACCGTCGGGACGTTGCCGGTGCGCACGAGGTGCGCCGCCTGGTCTTCCTGATCGCCGAGCCGCTCGGGGATCGGCCGTGCTGTGTCACCCATGGGTGAGCCCCTTCTGTTCGGGCATGAAAAACGCCCCGGCCGGGTCGGCTCGGGGCGTGCGGAGTGCGGCAGTTAGGCCGCGGGGTCAGTGGCTGTGGGGCACCTGCAGCGCTCGCCAGATCGTTTCGTTGGGGTATCCGGCGTACGCGCCGCCGGGCGATCCGCACGTGACGTGCCACGCGCCCCACGCGGTGAGGTCGCCCGAGCCGATGTCGGCGGTCGGGGTGTACGAGCCGGCGCCGACGGCGACGAGCCTCTTCGCCGCGGCGAGCACCATCGGGGAGGTACGGCCGACCTTGAACCAGTCCTGCCCCGGATACGGGGAGTACGCCGCGGCGGTGCCCGACGAGGTCTTGATCAGCGACGCGTCGTCCACCCAAGCGGTATCGGCCGTGATCATCGGCGAGGCGTACTTGGGGTACCCGTAGCCGTACACGTTGGCGTCGGACCGGTTGCGCACCCGCAGGTACACCCCGTCGCCCTCGCTGCTGCCCGTGTTGTTGCTATTGAATTCGATCGTCCATATCTGGGTGGAGCTGTACCGGTATACGAGCCCGGTGTGATCTTGACCGGACGTGCCGAGCATGACCTGCGCACCGATGGCCGGGAACCATGACCATCGGTTCCAAGACTGGTAGGTCGTGACGCAGACGTCGCAGGCCGGGGTCTGCGGCATGATCGTGATGTCACCCGCCCGGTACGCGAGCCACAGCAACCCGATCACGCACCACGACTGCCCGTCGTAGCTCGCCATGCCAGGCGTTTCCTTCGCGTACCGGTTGAGGTTCGTCCACGTGCCGGCCGAGTAGTCCTCTTGATATTTGATCGCGGCCTCTTGCTGGCCGAGTTCGATCAGGGTCTGCGGCGAGATCGCGGCGACCATGGGATCCCCCTATGCAGGGTCGAGGATGCGCCACCCGACCGTTGACGTATCCGTCGACGAGGTCGACTTGATGACGAACGAGGTGCCCGCTGTCCGGGCGTTGACGTAGACCGAGCCGACCGCGCCGCCGGGGGTCTGGATCGTGAGCTGCACGACGCTCGTCGCGGTGACCGCCGTCGTGTTCACGGTGACCGTGCCGGCCGCCATGACGGCGGTTCCCATGCGCGCCGCGGTGCCGCCGCTCGGGACAACCGTCCTGCCGGCCACGACGAGCGAGCCGTCGCCGGGGTCGATCCGGTTGACCGTGCCGGTCAGCACGTTCGCCTTGACCGCGGTCAGACCGAGGACGGTCGCGATCGTGCCGGCGTCCGTGCGTACACAGGTCGTCGCGCCGGAACCGGGCGACACTTCGGTGACGCCGACCAGGACGACACCGGTCGTGCTGTTGGTGAGCCACACGGACGTGCCGTCGGATGCCTTGGTCACGAACCCGCTCACGTTCGTGCCCTTGCCCCCGTACACCGTGAGCCCGGTCGTGCACTGCTCGGCTCCGCAGCCGGTGAGCGCGACGCCCGTGCAGGTGTCGAGCCGATACCCGCTCGGGGATCCCATCGCGGCGCAGGCGGTCAGGCTGGTGTACGACATGCCGTCGAGCCAGTACCCGGCGCCGACGTTGCCCTCGGCCGAGCAGCCGATCAGGGACGTCGACGCGCCGCCGAGCACGGTGTCTTGTGGCGCCTGCAGGTGGAACCCCACGCCCCCGCAGGTACGGACCCGCACCCGGTGCAGCACGCTCGACGACAGCTCGTGGCAGAACACGCCGTCGCCGCCCATGCTTTGGATCAGCACGTCTCGGAGCGTGATGTTCGCGGTCGACGGCGCCGAGAACCTCGTGAACCGCACACCGCTGCCGAACCCCCTGCCGGGCCCCGAGAGTTGCAGCCCCTGCAACGTGACGCCGCTGATGTCCGTACCGGTGATCAGGTCGAGGTTCTGGTTCGTCGCCTGCAGGATCGAGACGCGGTCGCCCGCGCCGATCGCGTTGACGTTGCTCGCCCAGTTGAGCGCGGCGCCCAGGGTGTAGCGGCCGGCCGGAACGTACAGGGTGCCGCCGGCCGCCGTGCTCGCCGCGGCGATCGCTGCCTGAATCGCGGGGGCGTCGTCGGTGATGCCGTCGCCCGCCGCGCCGTAGTCGCGGATGTTGAGCCAGTCCAACGGCGATTCGGCCGAACTGCCGCCTCCCGAGGTGACGTTGTGCGCTTCCATCCACGCGCGGGAGGTGCCGCCGGCGTCAGCCCACATGCCGGTGATGTTGTCGGGACCGAGGAAGCGGGGCAGGAACCCGTACTCGTCGGCGCGTACCGAGGTCATCGGCGTGCCGCCCGCGTCCTGCAGGTCGGTGTACTGCGTACCGGCGTCCGCGGCGTCGTAGAACTGGACCACTGCGTTGCCGGCCACTCTCCACAGCCCGTCGGCGGGGGAGACCACGTAATCGGCGAGACCCGCCCCGTACTCGTAGCGAGTCATGCTCAGTCCACCACCCAACTAGTACCGGAACTCGGCAGGATGAAATCGTCTTTGGCGATCGCCGGGTGATTCGAGAGCCACACCTGACCGGGGCGGTCCGAGGCTTTCGAGTAGATGATCAATCGGCTGATCTCGACGCCGGACGTGTAGGCCATGACGTACTGATCACGGTTGGGATGCTGGTACGCGGCGGGGATCAGCACGGGCAGGCGGGACTCGGTGGCTCCCGCGACGGCGGCGCCCGTCCGCTGGAAGCTGCCCAAGCGGAGGTGCACGTTGCCGTTGCGCTTCTGCAGCACGCTGTCGGTGGTGACCGTCCACCCGGAGATCGTGGCGTTGATCAGGACCGTGCCGGAGTCGTCGAACACCCCGATCCATGACGTGCCCGTCCACACCCGGACGCGCCCGGTGTCCGTCTCGAAACACATCTCGCCCGGTGCCGGGGTGGGATTTCGGGTCGTCGAGGTGCACGGCCGGATACGGACGCCGACGTACAGCTCGCTGCGGGCGACCGTGACCGAGGTCGCCCCGGTCGGAACGGTGACCGTGGCGAGCGGCACCTCGTAGACCCCTGTGTCTCCCACTGCCTGAGTGAGGGCGGGGGCGCTGCCGCCGGGGGTGCCCGGCTTGACGACGGCGCGAACGGTCCAGACGGACCGGTCCAGTTGCAGCACCACGCGATCGACCCGCGTCTGCCCGCTGGTGTTGGCAGCGACCGGAAGGTTCACGTTCGCAGTGCCGGCCGACCATGCGTGCCCGCGCACCGAGGCGTAAATGCCCGCTCGAACGTCCACGGACAGACCGCTACCGGCAGCCACGACGGCCGTGTCGCCGGGGTCGCCGTACACGCCGTCGCCCGAGAACCTCGCGGCGATCTTCTCGTACTCGGTGTCGGTGACGGCGCGACCGTTGTGAGCCGGTGACGGCCAACTGTCCTGAGCCACGCGAGCGCCTCCTATCTGGATTCGAGCCGGCCGAGTCGGCGGCTCAGTGTGCGAATGGCTTGGACCATCGCGGGGTCGGTGGTCGCGTCCGGCGAGCCGACCAGGGTCGTCACGTACTCGCCCGCCTCGGGCGTCGCCTGCAGTTGGATCGAGCGCACGAGGTCGGCGACCTCGACGCCGTACGGGAGCGCAACGGTCACCTTGTCGCCGAGGTCGAAGTCGCGGCCGGCCTTGAGATCGGCGGTGTCGACGGTGACCGTCGCGAGTTCGACCGGGGCGGCGCCGGCGGAGATCTCTCCGCTGCCGGCCTGCGTCAGTTCGCCGTCGGTGTCTGTCTGCGACGAGCCGTCGACGTACTTCTCGACCCGCCACCAGGACCCGGCCGCCGCGGTGTCGGCGACCTCGACGTACGTGCGCCCCGACGTGCCGATGTCCGGCTCGGTGCCGGCGATCAGCGCATGCGTGACGGTCGGCGCGGACCGCTTCCATTGGATCGAGCGGAGGTTCCCCAGACCTTGACTGAACCGCGCGGTCGCGGTCAGATCGCGCGGCTGATAGCAGCCGAACAGGATCTGCCCGCCCGCCTGCCGGGTCCGGAAACCGATCGCCCCGCCGTCGAGGGCGATGCGCCTGCAGACGTCGAGCAGCGGCTCGAACCGCGTGCTCAAGGTTGTCGAGGTGCCGACGCCCGCGGTGGTGTCGAGCGCGAGGTGCGGTATCCGGCGGTCGCTGCGGGCACCCGGCCCGCAGTTCTCATTGACCAGGGCACGGACGATCGTTTCCGCGTTAGTGCTGGTCATGGTCCGGTACGTGTTGGCGAGCTGCGCCGTCCACGCGTTCGCCGGGGTCGGCCACGTGATGTAACCGGCGATCGTCGCGAGATCGTCGGAGAAACTGACCGTAACCCTGCCCGCGGGATTGTCGGTGACCGACCACGAGTAGTCGGCGGGGATCTCCATCGGGCCGGCCACCCACACGGCGCCGTCGCGGATGACGACCAGGCGGTTACCCGGCTGTAGTTGGGCCATGACCTCGGGCAGCGCGGGCACGTCGACGCTGCCCGAGCCGGGCTCGCAGTATCGCTTTGTCGCGTCGAGGTTCGTCCACCCGTCGATCGGGTCGCCCTGCACGGCGAGGTTTCTGTCGGTGATGAGCAACTGCACGGCCACGCGACCGCCGCCCCCTTTCGATCAGGCGGTCTCGTACCGCGGGTTGAACACGAGGTCGACGGCGCTGCCGGGTCCGGACCCGTCCAACTGGAAGGTGACCGCGTTGTCGCCGGGAGAGAGCCCCCACAGCACGGCGCCGGGCCAGTTGAGCCCGCCGATCCAGTTCGACCCGTCCTGATAGCGGACCGCCGGCGGGTCGGTGGAGATCGTGACCTGTTGTCCGGCGAGCAGCGCGCCGTGCCCGACGTTCGGATCGGTCGGGTCGAGCGTGAACGACTCGGTCGTTACGACCGGAGCGCCGGCGACGAGCGTCGTCCGCGTCACGGTGAACGTGATCAGGCTCGCCGGGCCCGTGATCGTCCACGTCGGCCACACCACCACATCCCCCGGATTGCGGAGTGTGGTCGCCCCGAGTACCTGCGACGACGAGACCGTCGGGTATGGGGTGAAGAAACTCGACAGTGCGCCGGTCTCGCGGTGCACCGACACCTCGACGGGGTCGATCCAATACGGGTCCTCGCACCACAGAGTGATCGCTGCTGAGTCCGATACGACGCCGGATCCCCGTGCGCCGCGCCCCTCGAACCCCTCTTGGTAGTACACGGCGATCCGGCGGCGAGTTCCGTCGGGCCGCGCGATCTCCAGCCATCCGGGCCCCTCGCGCAGCGTGCGCGTGAACGCCGTTGCGAGCGCTCGCCAACGGCCGACGAACTGCATGTGGTCGTCGCCGTAGACGTACAGCGGCCACACGATCGCCCGCGGCTGCGCCTGCGCGTACCGCAGCCGGGCGCCGCCGCGAGGGTGTGCGTCGGTCGTCAGCGAGTACGACGTCGCCCCGAGCCCGGACACGCCCTCAACGAGTGTGAAATAGCCGGCGTCCTCGTCGGTGAGCGACCAGACCGTACCCGTCGGGTCGGTGTAGGTGGCGACGGCGTACCCGACCTCGGGAAGCGGGACCGGCGTACCGGTCCCGCCCCCGGTGTCGGGCGGGGTGATGACCGGCGCTGTGATGAGCGGCATCTAACGCGGCCTCCCTACGCGAGCTAGGGCGTCCTGTCGACGCTGCAGCAGCTCCAGGTCGCGCACGGTCATGTCGAGCGTGCGCGGATAGAAGTTGTACGTATGGCCGGACTGCTCGCCGGACGCCGCCCCGGCCGCGCGCATCGCCTCGGCGGTCGGCACGACGGGGGGGATCGCCGCCCGGCCGAGCCGCTTCGCGCCGGCCCGTACCTCGCCGAGCGACCTGTCGGTGCCGACGACGACGCCCGCGCCGACCATTGCCCCGACCCGCTCGGTCTCGCGGCTCGGCGAGTGAATCTTGAGCCGGTGCTCGATCGAGTCGACGAGGGTGTCGCCGAGCTTCGTCATCTGCTTCTGCAGGGCGCCTTGTTGCGCCTGCAGCCCGGTCAAGAACCCCTTGCCTGCCATGGACCCGGCGTCGTACATGGCGTCGGCCATGGTGTTGCCGTACGACGTCGACAGCTTCGAGCCGGACGCCGCGAGCGAGTTGATCTTTTTAATGTCGCCTGCGGACGCCCCGGAAATGAGCTGCGCGAGCCCGCTGTCGGGGCCGGTGGCGACCATCTGCTGAATGACGGACTGCGCGACTCCCTTCTTCTGTGCCGTCGCGATCAGCGATTGGAAGTTCGACAGCGTCGACTGCCGGGTCTGCATGCCCGAGATCAGGTCGCCGACCGTCGCGATCTTCCCGCCGTTGATGTTCGTCAGCCCGAGGTAGTCCTGCGCCGTCCCCTTCTGGTCGGCCGCCGCCTGCTTCGCCGTGGCGATCTTCGAGGCGACCGCGTCACGCTGCTTCGCGAGCGACTGCAGCTTGCTCGACGTCGCGAGCGCCTGAGCGGCGAGCGACCGACCGGTCGTGCCCGTCTTCTTCAGGTCGTCGGCGAGGCTCTTCGCCGCCGAGGCGATCGTGCTCGCCGAGCCGGTCAGGCTCTTGGTGAACGAGCCCAAATCGCCGGGCACTTCCTTGCGAGCCTTCGCGGCCGCCGAGGTCGTGCCCTTCGCGAACCCGCGCACACCGAGCCCGGCCATCATCCCGAGCGAGGTTCGGTGGTCGTAGACCGTCGAATTGCCCGACCCGAACCTGACGAGTTCGGGCCCCTGTTCGCCAACCCACGCGAGTTCGCCCGCCCGAGGCCGACCGCCCGAGGCGTACCCGCCGGCTCGGTTGTACGCCGAGGCGAGCGAGCCGTACCTCGACAGCGCGTACCGCATGCTCGCGTACAGGTTGGCGAGCGGGTCATAGATGCCGCGCGACGTCAGCTTGCCCGCGTACGCACTGAACGTCGACCCGATCACCTGCATGAGCCCGCGCGACGGGTCGCCGTTCTTCGCGTTGACGTCCCAATTGTTGATCGCCTTGGGGTTGCCGCCGCTCTCCTGGTTCATGCGGCGCAGCACGGTCGGCAGCAGACTCGCCGGCTGCCCGACGAGCTTGAGTGCCTGCAGCACGACCGACGACCACCGGGTGACCCCGGACCCGCCGACGTCGCCGCCGCCGAACGCCGACTTCGCCGCGTCGACGACCTTGTCTTTCAGCGCGCCGAGCATCTTCGTCGGCACCTTGCCGACCATCTGCGCGACACCGCTCGTACCGATCGACGCGATCTTGCTGCGGATACCCGAGGTCGCCTTGTCCCACAGCTTGGCGGGGTTGGCGAGGAAGTCGACGCCGTCCATCACGGCCGAGCCGATCGACTTCGCCTTGCCGCCGACCCAGTCGGCGGCGTCGCTGAGCACGCCGCCGCCGGCGAGTAGCTGAGTGCCTGCCGCGGCGTGCAGTGCAAGCGCCCGCTTGCGGTACTGCGGGTCGGTCGGGATGACGAACTCGGGATACCTCGGGTTGCCCTCGCCGACGATCGCGGTCGGCTTGTTCACCTTCATCGGCGCGGCCGCGCCCCACGGGCCAACCGTGCCGCCGGACGCGAGCAGCTTCGGCGCGGCCGGCAGCTTGCCGAGCCCGACGAACCCGGCCACGCCGTCCCAGACCTTTTTGATCCCGTTCGAGTAGACCGACCGGATCACGAAGTTCACGGGCTCTTTGGTGGCGTCCTTGATGCGGCCGAACGACTTGCCGATCGACTTCTGCGCCGAGTCGAACGAGTCCGAGACGAGTCGGATGCCGCTCTTCACCAGGTCGAACGGCGGCTTCACACCCTTGTTCCACAGCCACGAGGCGGCCGAGCCGATCCCGTCGAACGCCGGTTTGATCGCCGTCCGGTACAGCCACGAGCCGGCCGAGCCGACCGCGTGCATACCGGTCGTGACGTAGCCGAACACGACCTTCACGCCGGACCAGAACCAGCCGGCGGCCATAACGATCCCGCGGAACGCGGGCTGCAGTGCGTTGCGGTACAGCCACACCCCGGCCGCGCCGACCGCGGACAGCCCGGCCTTGACGAGCCCGAAGTACAGTTTCGCGCCCGTCCACCACCACGAGAACAGCGTGACGATCCCGCGGACAGAGGGACCGATCGCGTTGTTCCACAGCCACATCGCGCCGGCCGCGATCCCGTTGAACGCGGGCTGCAGGGCGTTGGTCCACAGCCACCCGCCGACAGCGCCGAGCACCTTGAACGCGAGCACCCACGGACCGATCACGGCGACCGCGACGACCGCGAACAGGATCTTCGCGCCGAGGGCGATCGCCGAGAACACGGGCGACAGCACGGTCGACCACAACCACGAGGCGGCCGAGCCGATCGCGCGCAGTCCGGTCATGAGGTAGCCGAAACCGGGCTTGAGCGCCCCGTTCCACAGCACATCCCAACCGGCCTTAATGCCGGACCACGTGGCTTGGACGATCGAGCGGAACGTGTCGCTTTTCTTGTACGCGACGACCAGCAACGCGACGAGGGCGAGTACGCCGACGATGATCAACCCGACCGGGTTCGCCGACGTGACGGCGTTGAACGCCGCCGCGACGCCGGTCGCGATCCGGGTCGCGTTCGACCACAGCAGGATCGCCCCGCGGTAGACCGAGAACACGCCCGCGGTGATCCCGGTCGTGATCGCCTGCGCGGCCATGACGGTCGTGAGACCGACGACGGCGACGCCGACGGGGATGAGCCATGCCCCGTACTTCTGCAGCCATTCCCCGCTTGCCTCGAACGCCGTCCCGACAGCCTGCGCGGCCGGCACGAGGTAGGAGACGAGGGCGCCGCCGACCGTCCTCGTCGGCGACAGTACGTACTTGACGAGGAACTTCCCGGTGTCGCGCAGCGCGGGCAGCGCGTACTTGCTCGCGAAGTTGGCGAGCCCCTGCAGCGCCTGCCGCTTGAACACCTCGACGTCGTGCGAGGCGGTGTTGCTGAGCTGCTTACCCATGCGGCCCGCGGCGCCGCCGACCTTGCCGAGCCCGGCGGCCGCCTTGCTCGGGTCGAGGGCGAACAGCGCCTTACCGAGATCCTCGGCCTGCGTACCGAACAGGCTGGTCGCGGCCTGCGCCTGCTTGACCGGGTCTTTGATGCCGCGCAGCCGGTCGAGGGTGAGCTGCAGGACACCGTTCGCGGACTTCCCGCCCTTGGCGAACTTGCCCGCCATGTCGTCGGCGGACAGCCCGAGCATCTTGAACCCGGCCGCGGTCGTCGTCGACCCGTCGACCGCCCGGATCGAGAATTCCTTGATCGAGTCGGCGACGAGGTCGCCGTCGCGGGCACCGCTCTTGAGCCCCTGATTGATCAGCCCGATCGCGGTCGCGCCCGACAGCCCGGCTTTTTTCCACTGCACCGAGTACTCGTTGACCGTGTCGATCAGGTCGCCGGCCTGGTCGGCGCCCGACTGGAACCCGGCCGTCAACAGGTCGAACCCGGCCTTCGCGTTCTTGACCAGGCCCGTACTCAGCAGCTTGCCGACGGCCTTGGTCGAGTCGGCGACGTCGGCGTCGAACACGTCGGCCAAGTTGAGCGCGTCTTTGCTGAGCCCGACGAGTTCCTTCCGCGGGGCGCTGATCGCCGCGACGCCGTTGCGCTGCAGCGACTTGAGCGACTCGTCGACCTGGTCGATCGACTCGCCGTACCCGGAGGCGTAGACCTTGCCCGCGATCTTCCCGGCGCGGGCGGTCTCCTTCTCGGTGAGCCCAAGGGACGCGCCGAGCTTGGCGGTTGCCTTGTCCTGCTCGACCGCCTCGGCGAACCCGACCGCGAACAGCCCGCCCGCGCCTGCGGCCACGCCTACGATGCCCGCTTTCAGCTTGCCGCCCATGCCGCCGAGGAACCCGTCGCCGGCGTCCTCGCCCGCAGACGTTCCGACGCGCGCCGACTCGCCGCTGATCTGCTGATTGAGCAGCCGGCCGAACCCTCGCGTCTCGGGAACGACACTGACGTACCCGACACCGACCTCGACCGGCATGTCGATTCACCCCGTTCCGGGCAGCACCTGCGATGTGATGTGGTCGTAGGCAGCCCGTGCCTTTGCCCGGTCCCGCTCGGTCGCGGCCGCGGATTCCTCGGGCGTCGGGTCGCCCGGCCGCCACCCCGGCTCGGGGTACGGCATCGGCGGTTTCTTCGGGTCGCGGTTGGCGTTCACGAACGCCGTGAAGAGCAGCGACAACAGATCGCGGGTGTCGGCGGCCGCGTAGTCGAGTGCCTGCCACGCGTGCCCGTTGTGGGCGCGGTTGGTAGCGCTGTCCGGCGGCAGCCCCTCGACCAGGACGCGCAGCAGTCGCAGCGTGATCTCGCCTCTCCAGTAGGCGGCGAGCGGCCCGCCCTTGCCGACGCTGCTGCCGTAGTACCGGATCAAGTCCGCCTCGACGGCCTCGGGTTGCTCGCCGAGGACGTCGACGGCGGTGTATGTGTAGACCTCGACGACGTCGTCGCCGTCGGGGTCTACCCCCTCGTAGGGCGCACCTTCTGCACCTTGTCCTGCGCCTCGTTGCGGATGCCGACGTACAGCAGCATCACGCCGTTGACGTCGCCGCCGGCGTCCTTGAACGCCTGGTACTGGTCGCCGAGCAGGATGCGCGCGCCGGCCTCGTCGCCCTTCGCCTCGTTGAGATCCTGCTGCATGTCGTCGGGCGTGAAGATCGGGTGCGGGAAGCTGAACACCTGCGGGTCGTCCTCGGGGCCGACCTCGAACTCGACGAGTTCGCCGCCGACCGCCTCGGCGTACGACCGCCGCACGGTCTCCAGCCGGTACCGCGCCTTGTTGGGCTTGCTCATGATCGTGTGCCTTTCTCGGGTGAGCTGCAGGTGAGCGTTCGAGGGCGAGGGACGGTCGGGGCTCACCCAGAACCGCCGTCCCCCGCCCGGTCATGAGGGACCGTCAGCCGCCGGACGGGGCGAGCGAGCGCCATCCGGGGCCGTCGATCCAGTTGCGGCACGAGGTGCCGACGGTGCTGTCGCGGTACGCGGTGACCGTGACCGGGCGGGTCGTCGGGTCCGCCCGCGACCACGTCTCGTCGTCCTTGTCGCTGAGCCGGGCGCGCGGCATGAACTTGACGACGTAGATCTCTCCGCCGTCGTCGCCGTAGTCGAGGCCGATGAACAGCAGCCGGCGGAACGGGTTCCGCCCGGACTTGGCCCGGTCCCACGTCCACGCGGCCGAGCCGATCGCAGGCAGCGCGCCCGTGCCGGACAGGGGCAGCCCCTCGTACATGGCGACGGTCGCCGCGTTCGTCTCCTGCGGCGACCACGTCGCCGTGAGCACGTCGCTTTCGACGTCGCTGCGGGTCGGCTCGGAGGACTGCGACGAGGTGACGTCGGCCATCGACACATCGCTTGGGAAGCTGATTCCGTCGTCGGTGGTGTAGCCGATCGGCACGAACCCGGCCGGGATCGTGACGAGGTTGCCGTCGGTGTCGAACGGGTTCGTGATCACGGCCGTCGAGATGTCCGCCGCGAAGATCGCCTGTACGAGCTGCTTGCGGATGTACTCGGTGTGCAGCCCGGTTTCGAGCGACACCGGGGTCGGTGTGGACATGCTGATTCCCTCCGTGGGAAACCCCCGGCCGGCGCGCGGCGCGCGGCTCGGGGTGAGTGGGCAGGGTGGCGGGTGAGCCGATCAGGGGGCGGCGAGCGCCTTGCCTCGCAGGGACACCTCGACGGCGAACGAGGCGCGTTCCTGGCCGCTTTCGGAGTCGGGCGACGTGTTCGGACCGCCGACGTCGACGACGTCGTACGCGACCGCACCTCGCCACCCTGGGATCGCGAACACGAGCGCCCGCGCGACGCGCACGAGGTCGGCGACGGCGCCCTCGTCCGGCCCCCAGCACTCGAAGTCGAGCCGCGGCCGGTCGGTGATCCGGTCGATCCGGCTGCCTCCGACGCGCTCGATCCGTACGAACGAGGCGGGGCGCGGGCTCGGCACGCGGGTGACGACCCGAACGCCGAGACCAGCGGTGTCGAGCGCCGCCTGCAGGTAGGTGCGGACGACGGCGACGGCGTCGGGGAACTCGACCGGTGCCGCCATCACTCGACCGACCGCGCGGCGTCGAGGGCGCGCAGCAGCGCCCGCCGTGACACCTCGGGGTACGGGGTCGAGTAGTCGCCGACGACGGCGCCGCGAACACGGTGCTCGCCGGTCTCGACGTCGCCCCGGAACTCGCCGCGCCACCCCTCGGCCCGCGCCGTCGCGCTCGCGTCCGCCTCGATCGCCCGCACCTTGCGCTCGATCAGCGCCCGAGTCTCCGGGGCGCGCAGGAAGCTCGCGATGCCGCGGCGGTTGGGGACGAACCTCGTTCGGGCCATGCGATCACCCCTCGACCGTCTTGAGCCTGATCTCGTAGTGGTGCAGCTTGGCCGGGGTGTACGCCGGTCCGGGCGGGCCGATCACCTCGAAGTCGAGCCCCTGCCAGTGCACGCGGTCGCTGCCGTACACCGTGAGCGGGTTGCCCGAGGTGTCGACCGGGTTGCAGACCATGAGCCACTCGCCGATCTGTGCCGACCGCTGGTCGTTGTCCTCGGCGCCCGTGTTCTGCTGCAGCCATGCGGCGACCTCGGCGTGCGTCGTCGCGGCCGGCGACCAGTCGTCGACCTCGTTCTCGTACCGGTCGGTTGTCCGGCCGGGATGCTCGACGTCGACGAGGTGCGGCAGTACATCCTCGGGGATCACCGCCTGCCCCGAGTCCAGCCGAGCGGCTGCCAGTCGCACGGATCCGGCCGCCAACCCGGCAGCCCCTCGTCGCGCAGCCCGACCGAGTACGCGGCGTCGGCGTCCGGGTCGCTCTCGTCCTCGGGCTGCAGTTGAGCGATCTCGTCCTCGGTGAGGTACAGCCCGCCGTCCTCGCCGAGCGACTCGGAGTACTGCCCGATCGTGCGCTGCCGGTACCCGCCCGGATTGGCCATGACCCGCCGGACGACCGCGACGCAGATCGCACGCAGCGTCGCCTCGTCCGGTGTGTGCCCGGTCGGGATGTGCCGCCGCATGA